CGGGGCACCCTTGCTGGCATCTGAAACGGAGCCATCAACCTCGTACTCGATCCGGCACGTTTCCTGGTACGAGTTGTTATCCCCAACGTATGCAAACCCGCTGATGGTGAGCAGGTCATCGTCATCGGCAACAGCAGCCCTGTTGTCCAAGGTCCCTCTGGACTTTCTACCCTGGAAGGCCCCTGCGTTAACTGTAGCCTGTATCCGTTCAATCATCACCGCAGCACCAGCAGTCTCCTTGACGATATGCAGGGCAGAAGCTGGATCATTGGTCCCGACCCCCAGTTCCTTGAGGACGGAGTGGTTCCCGGCCAAATTGGCCCTACCTCGCCTGATCCGAGGGTCACCACCAGACAACCGAGGTTGTTCATAACCTGTGTTAGTTGTCATCCGTGAAATGCCCTTCCGAATCGAGGTGACGTTTCTTTGAAGACCACCTGCATCTGCTCCATTGCCCACGTCTGACTGGCCGTGGTGTTGCCCAGCTTGAGGTAAACTGCGTGGGCATTGATTTTTCTTCGCTCCGAGACGTTTCGACCTGATGAAAACGTCCGGGTGTAGAAAGAACTTGTCTGGTTGTAAGCGTGCTCCGCATTGTCACCCTTGTACACGCTCATAGTCACGTCAGATGAACCGCTGGCCATCAAGCCTCTTATCTCACTGACCCTGAGAGTACCCAGGCCAGCTGGTATCAACGGCCCCATGTACACATGCGAACTTATCGCAGTCCCGTCATCATCAGTGGCATCGACATCCCATTTTCTGATGTACCCATCCACACCACCAAGGAGAATAGATCGGTCTGATGCATCATCACCATCGAACACATGGACTGCCCGGGCATCATGGTCTGAGTCAGCGAACTTATCGATCCACCAGCTGCCCGTTCTCGAGTCATAGAAGTAGTGTTCGGTCGAACTATCACCTTCTGTCAGCGGCGTGACGATAACGTGAGCACCCTGTTCTCTCTCGTTCCACACCATCCGAATCAGGTTGGTGTCGAGGTTGATGGCATTCATCCTCTCTTCCATCACTCCAGATGTGATCTTCTGAACGCCCTGGCCCGGAACACCCTTGTACACACCACCTCTTGTGCCGAAGAAGTAGTAGATGTTGTCTGTGCTGACACACCAAGGACGTCCCCACGGTGTTCCGATCCCATCCACTAGACGATCCAAGCGGCCACCGATCATTGGGTCACCGGTCATCTGCCAGATGCTGTGATCACACCCAAAGATGAGAATGTCGTCATTTACTGGAACAATACACCTGATGACATCTGGGGCCTTTCCTGCCGGGGAGTTCACCCCAGCCACAGCCTGGGTCTCGGTGATCGTGTCAGGAGCGTAGTCCCAATCAAACGGATCACCAACCGCACTCATGTACCACTCGGCTGGATCTGCCTCCGTTGCAGACATAACAATGCGTCCACGCCAGTTCTCGATCAGCGTAGGACGCTTCTCGGCACTATCAATAGGGAACGTGCCAGAAGCAGCGGCCCAAGCCGTCATGGTTCTGGTGGCCCCCTTGTAGTACTGGGCACTCCGTCCGTCAGCGAAAAACAGGTCTGAACCCAACTGGACCGAGAAGATTACCGGGGCGTTTCGCTCTAGTACTGGAGTCCCAAGATCACCTCCGCTGGTGACATCTGTCCACTCAAGATCGTCGAACTCCCTAACTACACCTTGAGCAACAGCAAGACGAACAGTCTGTCGCTTGGATGTAGAGTTCTCCGGGTTCAGGGCATACGCAGCTGCACACGAAGCTCCGCGATGGTTTGACGTGCCGTCACCGTGGCTTGCGATCCATGACCCAGTAGCCGTATCTGAGGGTGTGGCCGCCTCGGTAATCCGGGCCACATTGCTGGAACCGGCTGTCCTGAACAGCCTGAAGCCGCCTTTATCATCGACATCGACGACGTTCCAGCCCGTTTGACTGTGGGAGTCTGCAGACGAGGACAATGATCCATCAGAGACCGCAACAACTCCGAACGACCTGCCGCTGCCATAAACATTCCCTCCAACAACCCCGAGACGATTTCTGATCGGGTCATAGGCGATTGAACGCAGCGTCCCTGAGTTGGTCTGCTGCCACTGCTGGGCACCGTACTTATTAACCTTAGTCACAGCATGCGTGAAACTGGAACCGCCATCAGCTGAATACCTGGTCACACAATAGAAGTTGCCCAGACCATCCGTGGCAATGTCAGCCTCTTGATTCGTGTCGCTGGGCGTGCTGTCAGGTCCATACGGTTGCAATTCCTTTACGGCAGTCTGTTCACCCGTCTGAACATCGATTAGCTGAAGTGACAATCTAGCGTTATGGGAAATTGTAAACGTGGCAGATCCACCTGACTGAGTCAGGAGAACCTTCTTGTTGGTTCTGGCATTCCCACTCTGACTGACCGTCACAGCAACATTACTTCCACTTGCGTTGGTCACCGTTGGCAACGCAACATCCTGAAGGCCCAGCACACCCTGAAACTCAATAGTGATCGGAGCACTGTTCAGCGGACCTCCCGTGCAAGCAATCTTTGTGTCGTCAAGATGGCTCAACGCCTCCAGCTTCTCCTGAACAGAGTTCCCGGCCTCACCCGTGGCATCAGCGTTCCAAGCGATTGCGGCGGTCGCAGCATCAGATGATCCAGACGCCCCACTGTTGTTCAGGCACAACATTCCCAGTAGCCCGTCACTCTCAGTCATGAGGTTGACGGTATTTGAGGTTTCGCCTGAACTGGGAAAGAAATGCTGGAATGCACCAGTTGACTGGTTTTGTGACCTTATCCACAGATCTGCTTCTGTACCGTCCCCACTGGTCGTTTCAAGCAGCTTTCCAGAACCAGTGCTGACTCTATACACGGCCTCGCCGTTCACACCGTTGATATTCTTCAACCAGACGAACAAGACATTGCCAACGACCACCATCCCGCGAACCTGGCGTGTGGCGGAAGCCAACTGAACGCTAGGCATCCCAGAGTTTGTCCAATCAAGTTTCACCTCCCCGTTCTTGTTGATCTTTCTAAGGATCAACTTGTCGGAAGCATCCACCGTCGCGATGTACCCAAATCCGTCCCTTCCCCAGCAACTGAGATTGAACACCTCAGTGCTGGCACCGCCATCTGAACCGACCTGATTGCCATCGGAGTCGATTAGCAGGTAGGACCCACTAGTCGACTCGTTCATGATTGCATGCCCCTTACCTGACAACGGGGTCAAGTCAGACCACGCAATATGATTGATGTCTTGTATGAGCGAGCCAAAGCGAGAGGAACTGTGTGCCGTAGAGACGTACTTTGACATCCCTGGCCGCTGGCCGCCTCTTGCCCTGCCGCTCGACTCTGAATTCAAAGAAGCAGCTGTGTCAGGCGAACTTGCAGGAAAGGGACGCACGTTCTGAGCGTCCACAGTCGTCCCGTCAGGCTGTGCCTCGTATGCGAACCCCTCGCTGATTCCGCCGAGGGGAAATCCGATATTCATCAACTTTGAACGCTGGGGCATCCATATCCACCATGATCTTTGTTAGATGCTCGCTACGAAAACTTCAATATCCACTACAGCCGATCCGGTCGGCCTGACCTGAATGCTCGCCAGATCCGCCATCGTTCCGAAACTTGGACTTGTGTCAGTTTCCGCCAGCATGAGGTCGTCTGGCGAACCAAGGATATGACTTTCACCCGCACGCAGTGTGACTTGGTACAAGGTTGCCCCTGTCACAACGGCGATCTCTACGGACTCGGTGTTGTCTAGGTTTGTCAGCCGGATGTACTTGGCATCCTCGGTATCCAGCGCACCAGCAGCACCATATGCGTTGCTATTGAACGTGAGAACCGTCGTCGTCTGCCCGTTTACACAGGTAACGATTCGTTTCATCACCTCGTTGATCGAGGCGATTGTCAGGGTGTTAACTGCCCCCTGATCCCGCCCATTCAAACTGATCGACTCGGTGATCTTCACCGTCATGGTTGCAGCTGTAACCGTACTAGCCATTAGCCTGCCACCTCGTCATACACCACAACACCGTTCATCCCATCGGTGACACTGGTGAGATTCAAAGCCTCACCCGCACTCGTCTCGCACCATCCAGCTGGATTGAACGGAAGAACGAACGGGTTATTGGAATTAGCCATCGCCCCGGTGATCGCCGTCGAGGCACTCTTGAACTGAGCCGTCCCGACTGTACCACCGCTCTGCGTATTGGCGAGGACCACAGCCAGGACGCGATACTTCACGCCAGCGACTGCTGAAGCGATTGCCAAGGTTCCAGCCGTTGCCCCTTGGGCGACCGAAGTGTACTTCTGGCCGCCGCCACTAAACGCAACGCTGCCAAACTGGTCGATGGCACTCGTGATCGAAGAAACCATTCGTAACCCCTGCTATGTTTGAACCTTAAGCCCGTCGATGTTGCTGTCAGTCGCGGAACCCAGGTTGATGAAAACGTGCGTGTCATCGTCGTCGTCAGCAGCACCCGAGTTGATGATAATGCAACCCTTGGCGTATCCGATGCTTCCATCAGCGGGCGCATCGCCGCCAGCACTGCCCAGATCTTCTACACAGAACAACTTGTTCCCGGCCTCATCGGCAAGAAGAACACCAGTGCCATCGTGAAGTTTATGCCTGCCACTCATCGAACTCTCCTTATGTTCCCTGACCCTTGTAAGTCACACCACTAGAAAACAACGTGAACCGTTTCGGGCCGTACATGCCAGCCGAATCCGAAGCATCGCCATTATAACCAAAAACCTCAGTCTTGTTGTCCTGTCGATCACGCATCACCGAGGTTTGAAGAAGAAGCTGGAACTGTGCCCACATTTCCCCTCGCTCACCTTCCATACGCCTTTCGCCCTCAGCCAGGCAACTGTAAAGAATCGTCTCTCCGTGCTGAGTGATGCCATAAATCAGGTCATCAGCGGACGCATCGCCAGTGATTGGCTTGTCAGGCATGACACGATAACGATACGTCAGCGTTGCATCCGATGAGACATCCGGCCAGAACATGACTTCGTAACGAGTCCCGGTCAGCCTGTTGGCCCGCGACTTTGGTCTGATGGCCCCATAAAACGGATCACCGCTCGTGTAACTCTGATTGTAATCACGCTGGCGTAACTCACGCATGCGGTTTTCACCGACAATATTGACCGGCTGCAACGTATTGTCGACCTGAGCGAACGTAAACGTACCCAGCACACTGCCGAAATCATCCGGCAACTCGTAGTCGTCCTGGTGCAAATTGTACGAGGTACTGGCCGCTACATCTGCACCCGGATTATTGTTGGCATCCAAGGTCAGGACAGTATCACTTACCCGACTTTCGACCGGGTAGTCATTTCCCGCAATGTCAATCATCCCACTAGCGGCCCACGATGGCCATGTACCACCACTCAGAGTGACCTGTAGCTCATTTGCGCCACCTGTGTGGTCATATGCAATTGTCCCAGTGGAATAGGCCCCATTGAGAGACAGGGTTGCAGTCGGCATCAAGAACGACCAGTCGTGGATCTTCCCTTCAACCGGAGGGGGACTGTAGAACTGTCGAAGACCTGAATAACAGGCCCGCTCCACAGACTTGATGCGGTCGTTGTCGGTTTCGTTGGTAAAACCTTCATCACCGCCACCGAACAGATATTCATAAACCTCGTTACGAATATCGTCCCAGCTCAAAGATAGCGTGGGTTCAACCATCAACGAACACCTTGCTGGGAGGAACAACTCGAACTCGAGACTCTCCGTCTAACCGCACCCTGAACCAGCTCTTTGGTGTGAAGCCAAGAAACACGGCACCACGCATCTCATCCTTAAACTTCACCTTCACTCGATCCAGATTTTGCGGCCCAGAAACATCACTTTCTGGGATTGGATCATCAATCTTTTCCAACTCCGCAACCCTGGAACTCAAGTACGCCAGTTCATGCGCCATGGAGAGTATCCATCCCGTGGGATGACTCTCGCCATTGACCGCAAAAGCATGTCCTTGGATGCGGTTGAATGTGCCCTCGACATCAGGACCCAACGGCCCACCTGTCATGTGCTCCATCCTCTGCCGATTGACACTATCCATCGTGCA